TCGAGGGCCTGCGGAACCTGTCTGCTCAAGTCGGCCTGACTTTGACAGTACTTTGACGGATGCCCACTTATGGCCGCACTCAGAGACGAGGTGAAAGCCTTTGTCGTACAGGCTCTCGCCTGCTTTGACACGCCATCGCAAGTGGTGGCGTCCGTCAAAGAAAGATTCGGGCTCGAAGTTACCCGCCAGCAGTGCGAGGCATACGACCCAACCAAGTACGTTGGACGCAACCTGAACGTGAAGTGGCAGACGCTCTTCAATGATACGCGCAAGAGGTTTCGCGAAGAGACGGCCGAGATCCCGATCGCCAACCGAGCGTATCGACTTCGTACCTTGGGGCGCATGGCCGAGAAGGCCGAGAACCTGAAGAACATGGCGCTGACTGCCCAGTTGCTGGAGCAGGCAGCCAAAGAAGTGGGCGACGTTTACGTGAATCGTCGCCTCGAACCTGAAAAACCTCTGGGCTCCCAAGCGGACCAGCAGCACGCGGTTGCTGAGTACACCCTGGAGCCTGATGAGAATGTCCCCGCTACCCCGTACCTATGACCCGCCGGTAAAGCTGACGCCGAAGCAGGCGAACATCTACTGCTGGGGCTTCCAGCCTCAGGCGCGCTTCCGCGATGCTGTGTGTGGTCGGCGGTTCGGCAAGACGTTCTTGGGCAAAGCTGAGATGCGCCGAGCTGCGCGGCTGGCTGCTGAGTGGGGCGTGAGCGTCGAAGACGAGATCTGGTACGGCGCGCCGACGTTCAAGCAGGCCAAACGCGTGTTCTGGCGTCGGCTTAAGCAGGCAATCCCTGAAGCGTGGCGCGCACACCGCCCGAACGAAACGGAATGCTCGATCACACTCAAGTCTGGCCACGTCATGCGCGTGGTAGGGCTCGACAACTACGACAATCTGCGCGGCTCAGGTCTGTTCTTCGTCCTGGTGGATGAATGGGCGGACTGTCCATGGGAGGCTTGGGAGGAGGTTCTGCGGCCGATGCTTTCGACATGCCAATATTCGATACCGGGCATCGGCATGCGGAAAGGCGGTCACGCGTTACGCATCGGTACGCCCAAGGGATTCAATCACTGCTACGACACGTTTCAAGACGGCCGGCCGGGACATGAGCCTGATCACAAGAGCTGGCTCTACACCTCGCTCGATGGCGGCAACGTTCCGGCTGAAGAGCTGGATGCGGCGCGCCGCAAGATGGACCCCCGGACATTCCGGCAAGAGTACGAAGCGAGCTTTGAAAACTACCAGGGCGTCGTCTACTACACGTTCAATCGTGAGACGAACCGAACCAGCGAAACGATCAAGCGCGGCGAGGCCTTGCACATCGGCATGGACTTCAACGTCATGAAGATGGCGGCAGTCGTGCACGTCATTCGCGATGACCTGCCATTGGCGCTCAGCGAGTTTTCAGATGTGCGGGACACTCCCGAGATGATCGAAAAGATCAAGCTCCGCTTTCCTGACCACAGCATTGCGATCTACCCGGACGCCAGCGGCCAGAACACAAGCAGCAAGAGCGCAAGCGAATCTGACCTGTCACTGCTGAAAAAGGCTGGATTTACCGTAGTGGTGGATTCGACCAATCCCGCTGTGAAGGACCGCGTCAACGCCATGTGCGCGATGTTTGCCAATACCTACGGCGAGCATCGATATCTGGTCAACGTCGACCAGTGCCCGAAATACACGCAGTGCCTGGAGCGCCAGATTTACACGGACAAGGGCGAGCCCGATAAGAAGGCCGGCTATGACCACCTGGTGGATGCCCCTGGCTACTTCATTGCCAAGCGGTACCCGATCAAAACACGCACAGGCGGAACACGCCGAATTGGAGGCTTGGCCTGATGCCAGTGCAATCGACAAGCCCCGACTACGACGCGCACATCGCCGAATGGGAAATGATGGACGACGCGCTCGAGGGTGAGTGCGCCGTGAAGCGTAACGAGCGCAACCTGCCCAAGCCGAGCGGAATGGTCGAAGCAGAAAAGCTTGACGGTGCGGGCAACAAGTACCTCTACGAGAACTACACGAACCGGGCTCAGTACGAGCATTGGGTGCGCGACTCGTTGCGTTCAATGATGGGGTTGGTTTCCCGACTGATCCCGGAGATTGAGCTGCCCGCCGGCCTAAAGGGGATCGAGGACAATGCCACTTCTGACGGCTTCGGCCTGAAGCAACTGTTTTTCCGCATGGTGCGCCAGGCTATTTCACACGGACGCGTCCCTCTGGTGGTGAACATCGATGAGCGCGGCGAACCGTACTTCTCGACGTACGCCACGCGCAACGCGATCAACTGGGACACGGCTGATCAAGGCGGTCGTCAAGACCTGGTCCTTTCGGTGTTCCGGGAATTCCGCAAGAAGGGCGGCGATCGCTACAGCCATGACTGCGACACGGTGTTCCGTGAGTTCTTCATGCAAGGCGAGACCTGTTACACCGCTGTGCGGAACGAAGGTGGCCAGATCGTCGAGGAGGAGAAACCCTTGGGCACCACTGGCACCGACAACCGACTGGTCAAAGGACTGTCCTACCTACCGGTGATCTATTGCGGCTCGACCGACAACTCGCCGGAAGTAGACGAGGTGCCGCTGCTCACAATGGCGCGCGCCGCGCTGAAGTCCTATCAATTGAGCGCTGACTACTTCACTGCGCTACACCAGACCAGCCATCCGCAACCATGGGTGTCTGGCCTTGATGATTCTGTAGAGCTGAGCGTGACCGGACCATCTGCAGCATGGGACCTCGGTCCATCCGGTCAATGTGGCTATCTAGAGTTCCAGGGTGCCGGGATTGAAGCCGTCCGCAAGGCAATGGATGACCAGAAGAACGCCGCGCTTGAAGCCGGCGCCAAGGTCATGGACATCGGCGGCACAGAATCGGGCGAGGCGCGCAAAACACGCCAGAACGACCAGCACGCCACGTTGCACAGCATTGTCGTCACGGTGGCAGAGGCAGTGGAGCAGGGTCTGCGGTACGCGGCTGAGTGGAAGGGCTACGACCCCAAGCAGGTCAAGTTCAAGGTGAGCCCTGAGTTCGTGACCCCAGTGGTCGATGCCCAGGTGCTTGCCGAGCTGCTCAAGGGCGTGATGGCTGGCACGATCAGCGCCGACACTTACTGGCAGTACCTCACCACCGGCAAGTTGCCGGATCGCCCATACGAAGACGAAGCCGACCTGATCAGCGATGAGCGCGAGTCGGCCGGCATCAACTTGGACAAAGACGATGCCAACGACAAACCTGGCGCAGGCGGACAGCCAACTGCTGGAGCAGACGACGCGCCACTCGGTAATGCTGGAGCGGCTTAAGGCCGGCGAGGTCAAGAAGTTCGAGAAGTACCTTCGCCAGATCGACACCCTTGTGCGGGCGCAGTTGACCCGCAAGGAGCTGACCACCTACAGCCGGGAACGTCTTGAACGGTTTCTGGCCCGAGTGGATGGCAAGCTGCTGGATATCTACAAGGCCTACGGTGATTTGGTGCAGGCCGATCTGGTCGATATCGCGCTGTACGAGTCGACCTTCGAGGCCAACAGCCTGAGCAATGCGCTGTCCATCGATGCAGTGGTGCCGAGCAATACCGTGATCCGCGCGGCGGTGTTTTCCTATCCGCTTCAGGTCAAGGGCTTCGACGGCGGCAAGCTGCTGAAGAGTTTCGTCAGTGGCTGGACGCGCACGGAGACGATGCGCGTGACGAACACCATCAGGCTTGGCTTCGGCCAGGGTCAAACGAACGCCCAGATCATTCAGGCGATTCGCGGCACCGCAGCTCAGAACTTCACGGACGGCGTCTTGGCGGTGAGCAATCGCAACGCCGCATCCGTGGTGCAGACGGCAATCCAGCACGTGGCCACGACGGCGCGAATGGAGACGCTGAAAGCCAACAGTGACGTGGTGCTGGGCTATCGCTGGGTGTCGACGCTTGACCGCAAGACCTCGCAGCAGTGCAAGGGGCTGGATGGCATGCGCTTCGACTTGGGCAGAGGGCCGCTGCCGCCGGCGCATATTAACTGCCGGTCAACCACCGTGCCGACAACCCGTCTTTCCGAGATGTTCGCCAAGGACGCGACGCGCGCTGCGGTAGGCGAAAACGGCGGAGCACAGGTAGATGCGAGCCTGAACTATTACGAGTGGCTGGCAACGCAGCCGGCGAGCTTTCAGGATCATGCGCTCGGGCCTGTGCGCGCCAGGTTGTTCCGCGATGGCGGTCTGACTCCGGAGAAGTTTGCCAAGCTGCAGCTCGACAAGTCGTTCAAGCCGCTGACGCTGGCGCAACTGAAGGCGGCTGAGCCTGACATGTTCACCCGAGCAGGCGTTACACTCGGCGCTCAAGCAGGTTGAGATAGCACATGCAGATCATCGTTGAGGACGGGAAGGGCAGGCCAGACGCGAATAGCTTCGTGCCGCTGGAGAAGCTGACCTTCTATCGCGACTACTACGGGTTCCGGATCCCTGAAGCTGAGGCTGACCAGGTCGAACTGCTGCTGCGCGCCGCTGCTGACATCAACAGTCGACAGTGGAAGGGTCGAAAAGCCCAGCGTGACCAGGCAATGGCCTGGCCCCGGCGTGACTGCAAGATCGAATACCAGACGCTATCCGAGACTTTCGTGCCCTTTGAATTGAATGGGGTCAAGTACGGCTGGCTGTTGAGTTGTATGCCGACGAGCAGGGCTTCCGGATCGAAGAGCCGACGCATTGCACAGAGCCAAACGGGCGACGAACTCGGCTCAATCGCGATACACCGGGTCTTCGTATGCGCCCGCCGCCATATGCTGCAAGCAGGACGCAGTTCTCCGATTACCTGATTATGCGCGGGCTATTTCTAGTGCAGTGCAATTAGTAGTTGATGGTTACTGAGGTGGCTCCGCGCGCTTTGAGCTCTTGGATGATCTGCTCTACCGTCGCCTCACCAAGCCAAATATTTTCGATTGGCAGTGTCGTACTGCGTTCCAGTGGAGCGCCAGTTCCTGATAGAAGCTCGTTGAGTTTCTGCCATGTCGAGTCGCGCGGTGCGCAAAAGCAGGAGTGATCTTTGTTTTCGTACCGGGATGGCATTGCTGGGTTAATACCAATAGCTTTTGCAACCTCAGTATAGGAAAGACCTTTTGCTTCACGAGCAGCCTTTAGAGCCTCTGGAAATCGCTTGTTAGTAGGACTTGGAAGCATCTTATGTTCTCCGGTAAGTGTGTTCGTGCAGTGATAATACAGTACTAATACAGTATTGCAATACTGAATAGTTGATAATGTTGCGCCTCGGCCATGCCGGGGCTTTTTTATGCCTGCAAAGCGGGCCGACCAATCCCAAGGGGTGCACCAAGTGGCAGACGAAAACCAGATTGATCTTGAAGACCCGGCAGTTCAGACCGCCATTGCAGCAGCTGTTGAGGCTGCGACCTTGGGCCTCAAGAACAAAAACACCGAGCTGCTTGGCTCGCTCCGGACTACCAAAACTGAATTGGACGGCTTCAAGTCGCAGTTCGAGGGTTTGGACATCTCCGCGGTGAAAGGGCTGCTGACCAAAGTTGGCCAGGACGAAGAGACCAAGCTTATTGCCGAAGGCAAGCTGGACGAAGTCATTACGCGCCGTACCGAGCGCCTGCGCACCGACTACGACACCAAGCTGGCCGCCGAGAAAGCGCGTGCCGACAAGGCCGAACAATTCGCCGCCAAGTACAGCGACAAGGTGCTGGCCGATTCCATCCGCGCTGCTGCCATCAAGGCCGGCGCGCTCCCCGAGGCTGCCGAGGACATCATCCTGCGCGCCCGGGGCACTTTCAAACTCAG